CGCTTGTGTGTTGGTGTGTTATTTGCGTGCGTGCGCGTGTGTGGTGTGTGGTTGTGTGTGTACGTGTGTTCGATGACGCGTGTCACGTTGTGTGTTGGTGTTTGTGGGTTGACGTGAGCTGTCTCGTGTGGCGTACAGTTCTGGGCATCATCAACACAGCCCCAGCGACGGGGCGAACGAAAGGAACACGACGATGAGCAAGACGATGCGGCGCATGGCACTGGCCCTGGTGTGTGGGGTGCTGGCCCTCATGGGGTGGGTGCCCGCCAATGCCAGCGAGAACGCCCCCACCGGTGGGTGGGTGCTCGCCAGTACTGGTGCCCCCGTTGATGTGTCGGGGACCCCTGCCTGTGAGGATGAGGGGCAGGAGTATGGGCCGTGCTTGTGGGATGCGAGCACGCGCGGTAACGGCGAGGGGGACTCATTCATGGTTGAGGAGGACGGCTCTATCTCCTACCTGAGGAAGGCGGACGGTGCTGCCACCGCTACTCCTGCGAAGAAGAGTAAAAAGGCCAGGAAGAAGGAGAGCTCCGACGGCACCACTGTTGCGCCCACCCCTGCGGGGGCGCCTGAAGCCCGCGCGTACCCGGGTTGGGTGTGGACTGGGCGCACCGCCCCTGTCACCATTCCCGGCCTGCCCGCGTGCGTTGACGTGCACGGTCAGGAGACCTGCGTCCGGCAGGGGTACACGCTCGTAGTGGACCAGTCCTCCTGTACGCAGACCATCATCACCGACCAGGGCAACCAGTACGTGCCCGGCCCCGCTGTGGCGCAGGCGCTCTCTGACTCATGCCAAGCACACAAACCGGACAGTCGAGACCACGGAGACGACGCCGGATGGGGCGGAGCGCGATCTAGTTCTACGGGGGTTGTGCACTCGGCTTCGCCGAGCGCGGCTGTGAGTAGCGTTGTGGATAAGCCTTCCTCTCCTAGTCGGGACAAGGTTGTGGGTCCTGTGGGTTCGGGAGCCAAAGACAACTATGACGTCGAGGTTGTGGTGGTGCTTGGGGTGCTGGTCCTGTTGGGGCTTGCTGTGGCGGTGTGGGTTGAGCGTCGTGCGACTGAGCGTCGCTTGAGTCGCCTTGGCTCAAGGTGAGTGATTGGGGTTGCCTATCGTACGCATGTTCGACCAATCGTCTCGATGGTTGGTTGGCTGCGGCGATAGGCGGCCCTTTTGTGTGTGTGGCGGTTGGTGCGGTATTGACTTATCGCGTTGTGGCCCAGGGCGCATGGCTGTGTTGCGGGTCATTGAATCGAACAGTGTTCGTGGGACCTTAGTCCTACGTCTGTCACAGGAACGGCATAGTTGGCGCTTAGTGGGCGTTCAGGTTATGTTCGAAGACCGTTCGAACGATTAGGTTTCAGCCCCTGAAAACTGCCTATGGAAACCTTGCTTGACACCCGGGATTGGCTTGATTTCGCGGGAAAACGGCGCCCTATATGGTCATCTCACCGCGCGGGCAATCAGCGGCCCGCCCAACGAAAGGAATCGAAAATGACTGGTTACGACGCACTCCGCTCCGGCGAGGCCGCCTATTACGGAGAGGCCCTCATTGCCGCCCAGTGGCTCAGTGATGAGAGGTTCATCCGGTACGCGACGGCGCAGGGTGTCGATGTGTGGGAGCGGCTGGCCCCCTATGCGGAGGAGCGGCACGCGGGCGTGATTGCGCGCGCCGCAGCTGCTTGCAGGGCTGCCTGATAGGTCGCCCGTAGCCCCCGGTTCTGCTTCGGCGGGCCGGGGGCTTTGCTTTGCCTGCCCCCCTGGGGCCCTGTGCGCCCCCTTGAGGCACTTTTGGGGGCTGGGCGGTGCCCACATATGGGCGGGGTGCCGAAAGGCCCTCAGATTGGCTCCTGCGCCCTGTCGCGTGAGCGTGCGCGCGTATGCGCGCGTGGGGATGCGTGATGAGCTGGTGCGGTCGAACGCGTGTTCGATGATGTAGGTCACGCGAATTGGTGGCCATTCCGGCTTGACTCACGGCGTCTCGGCGTGTGTATAGTTAGGTCATCAGCCCGGGGCGGTCAGCCCCAACAGAAAGGATCACAGCAATGAGCATCAACGACCTCATCTCAGACGTCACCACCAACCTCACCGAGTGGGGTATCAGCTACCGTGAGACCACCGAGGGCATCAGCGTCGGCGACATTCACCTCGAGGCCGCCGAAGAGGGCTACAGGCCCAACGCCACCATCCTGGACGGGACCGAGCTGGTCGGTATGACCAGTGACGCCGACAAGGCCGCCGCACTCCTGGCCTTCCCGCTGGCCCGCCGCGCATGGGAGTGTGGCTACACCGGCGACTTTGAGGTCACCTGTGCGGACGACGAGGTCGAGATGCGCCTCTCTTACTGGAGTAGTGACCTGATTGTCTCTGCGGGGATTGACGAGGCGGACCGGTTCACCGTCACGGAGCACGATCTGGTCCGTCAGGCCGTCTGCATGTCCGACCTCGCTGCCGTCCTTGCCTCAACCGAACTGGCCTACAGCAACCCTGATGAGGCGTGGCAGATTCTCTGCCTGGCGACCGATTTCGAGGCGGACCACTGGGAGCTGATCGTTGAATTCTTCGACGGCGATGCGAAATTCATTCACGCCCCCCGATTCACCGCCGTCGAGTCCCCAGTCACCGAGAAGACCGTCTTGGTTGATGATTGGGAAGAGGATTCCCCCATGCGCGTCATCGACACCGAGACAGCCGCGGACATGACGTACTGGTCGCACAGTGACGTTGCGGCCGCCGTCCTGTACGCGATCTCCTGACACGCTCAGGTAGCCCGGATGGTCGCAGCGGGGGTTCGATTCCCCCGCCGGGCACGACATTCACCCACACACTTAGGAGTCACACCATGGTCGCTACGGAAGACCGCCTAGCTGCCGCACTGGAATCGGCAGTAGAGGACCTACGCAAGGCCGTCACCTACCTAGAGCGGGCCATCAAGGCGGAGGAACGCAATGCCAGCTGACGCGCCACTCGAGCATCGCCTCATCACGCACGCAGACATGCGCCGCATGGCCGACGGGGCCACTGTATATGATGACCGCAGCCAAGCGTGGGTCAAACATGGCCCATGGTGGCACCTAGAGGACGGCGATACTCGCCTACTCGGCACAGAACTCAAGCGCCTATCGGCGTGGCTGTACACGCTCGAGCCATTCAATCCCGTCTGGCTCATCTAGAAGCACCGCCACACACCAGGAGGAACACGCCCCATGAGTACTCGCGTTGACGTCACGGACGTAGCAAATCAGTTGGCCCGCATGTGGCCGCATGCGCGCATGCATGTAGCCCCCACGCCCATGGGGCACGCCGTGGTGCTTGGCGCTACCGCGGCGGAGCTCACCCCAGATTGGTGGACGGTGCTCAAGCCGGACCAGGCGGATCGGTTCTGGGGGTACGTCGAATGCGATGAGGCCGTCATCGCAGATGCGCTTGCGGAGGCGAACGCGCACAACTTCCACGACTCGGTTCGCGGGCGCGTCGCAGCATTCGACCAGCGACTCAAGGTGCGTCGCATCGGAGATGTGTACAGCATCACTACAGCGGAGTCGGAGACCATCATCATCGCCCCTGTGGGTGGCGGCGTTGCGGTCACGGCTGGGGGTGTCACGCATGAGGTTGCGACCATGGGGAACGCGATCATGGCGGCCGGCTCCTTGGTGGCGTCGACCAAGTAGTTCCTAGATAGGGGGTTCCCAACGGAATAGGGGGTTCCCAACGGAATAGGGGGTTCCCAACGGAATAGGGGGTTCCCAGAAAGGAAGACAGGTGGCAGAACAGCTCACAGTGCACCAGGCACTCAGCAAGGTCATGGAAGCCGTACAGGCGGTAAGGAAGGACGGCAGGAATCAGGCGCAGCAATTCAACTTTCGCGGCATCGACGCGGTAATGAACGCAGTAGGCCCCGCACTCCGCAAGCACGGCGTGATCATCCTCCCTGAGGAGGTCGATGTACACCGCACCAACGGGACCACGGCCAACGGGAAGCAGACAGCCGAGGTTGTCGTCAAGGTCACCTATAGGGTCTACGGCCCAGGTGGCGACAGTGTCCACGGGAAGGTTGCGGCCGAGGCTATGGACTTCGGTGACAAGGCCATCGCCAAGGCGATGAGCGTCGCCTACAGGACGTTCCTGCTGCAGGCACTCACCATCCCCACTGATGATCCTGATCCCGATGGCGAGACCTTCGAGAGGGAGGCTCCCAATGGGACAGGGACCTCCCAGCAGAATAGGGGCCCCCAGCAGGACACCCCCCTCCCAGCGGAACAGGGGGTTCCCAAGAGAACAGCGGCCGAGCAGTGCGGCATGATCCTTGACGGATTCTGTGCCACCCACCAGCTGGACGGCGACAAGGTGCGTGAGGAGTACTTCGCTGCCGGCGGCAAAGCCAACCCTGACATGCTCCGAGCATGGTTGGCACAGAACTACGGGGCAGGAAAGGTGCAGTCATGAGCAAGGAAGACGCACTCCGCAGGGCGGCCATCGCGGCACACATCGCCAAAGTGGCCTCCCAGGAGAAGAAGAAGGCCCTCAAGGAGCTCAAGGAGTACATGGCTCCCGGGGACACGTCCAAGCCGTCCATCGACGGAAGGCAGGTCGGTACGGTCAGCGTGAGCTTGCCGCAGCCACGCTACCAGGTGGTGGATGAGAAGGCGCTCGTGGCCTGGCTCGAGTGGAACAAGCCGGACGCCGTGCACAAGGTGCCTGCGCCATGGTTCGTTGCCGCCAATGCATTGGATGGGTTCATCAAGCAGACCGGGGAGATTCCTGACGGCGTTGAGGTCGTTCAGGGCGACCCGCGCATCTCGGTGCGCATCTCGGCACCTCAGGAGGATTCAATCAGGGGCCTGATCGCTAGCGGGGATATCCGCCTAATTGAGATGGAGGAGGCTCAGGAGTGACACCGCGTGAGAGGAACGCTCAACTGAGGTTGGCAGAGATTCGAGAGCGAGCAGAGAACTGGGCCCGGAACGGGAGGTATGAAGCCGAAGGCAAGCCCCCATTCCCGGCGGCGGCCGATGTCCTGAATCTTCTGGCACGTATCGACAGTTTGGAGCGCCGCCTGAACGAGGCAGAGCTGTGACCCGCCGAAAGGGGGTCTCCCAGGAAACAAGGGAGCTCGTGTACGAGAGGGACCAGTACCGGTGTGCCCGCTGCGGTAGGCACGCCGGGAATGGCCCCATGAGCATCCAGCATAGGAGAGCTCGAGGCATGGGGGGCAGCAAGGCCCCTAATACGAACAAACCCAGTAACCTCATCCTCCTCTGCGGGGATGGGGTGCGGGGCTGCCACGGCTACATCGAGCAGAACAGGACGGAAGCCAGGCGGGGCGGATACAACGTTCCCCAGTTCGTGGCCACCCCAGAGACAATCCCAGTCAGATACTGGGATGGTTACCTCTACAGGATAGACGACGAAGGAGGAAAGGAATGCTTAGGGTCGAAGAAGTGACCTACACATATGCAACCATCACCTGTGACCATCCAGAATGCACCAACAGCATCAGCTTTCGGCCGTGGCCTGAAGACCTGGAACGAGAACTGGCTGATCTTGGAGCCCTACGACACCTGGCCATTCGCAGGGGATGGAAGTTTATAAACGACGGCACGACAACAGAGTGCAATTACCACACCAGAAAGGACACAGAATGAGCAACATGAAGGCATTGGCGCACAAGTTTATCGCACCCTACATCGACGAGGAGCAGGGTCCGTTCGGGACTGTTGGTCGCTGGCACCGCCAGTTGGGGCGCATCTCCTTAGCCATTGATCACGCTAATGACAACTCCTACCCGCTCGGTAGGGAGTTCCTTAACGACGACGTGGGGTTTGAGCTCTCATGCATTCTTGAGGATGCGGCACTCCTGCTGCACTACCTCGGCGTTAGTGATCCTGCGGCGGAGTTCCTTGCCGAGTACGAGCGTGCCGCGAAGAAGCACCCAGGAATGACGCTCGACTCCGACGGACACACGAACGAGTCGCGCTTCTACGCCCTGGCGGAGGAGGTGGGGGAGGTATGCGCCGCCCTCACCTACGACAACGCGCAGGACACGGGCCACAACGCCAACCTCACCTCGGAGGTCATCCAGGTAGGTGGGCTCGCCTTGGCTTGGCTCTCTCGTTACCAGGGAGGAGTGGTCCAGTGAGAGACTCCCACGCGATCGCCGCCAAGTTAGAGGAATGCCTAGAAGCCGACTACTTTCCTCAGGCAATCAAAGGCGTGTATGCGCTCATTAGTCACATCATCTTCCTAGAGGAGAAAGTTTCTAGCCTGAAAGACACAATCAACCGATTGCAGTCCGAGGCTAGTCGCCCACGCGAGATCGACGCTAACACTAAGGCCCAGGATGTTCCAGACGGAACGATTGTCGTAGACCTCCGCGGCCACCCCTGGATATCAAGCGAAGGGAACTGGTGGCGCCTCGCGAAAGACGTCCCTTTCGGCAAATTAAACCTCCTCCATCCGCTGACAATCCCGCACACCATCATCTACACCCCCAAGGAGGAGTCATGACGATCCTGCTCGCCGTTGCCATTGTGGCGGCGCTCATCGCTATCGGAGCCTACGTGCATGTAGCCAACCAGCATGACCTGCTGGAGTTGGAGTTGCGCCTGGCCCGCGATGAGTCCAAAGTGTGGGCCGATGCCTACCGTGACGCCATCTGCACGGAGCCCGAGCGTGGCAAGGACTCGTAGAAGCGCCAAGGCCGCTGGGGCGCGGTTTGAGAGAGTTGTCGCCGACTACCTCGCCGAGGAGCTGGACGACGACAGGATCGACCGCGCCCCCAAGGCCGGGGCCAAAGACAAGGGCGACATCGCTAATGTCCGCATGGGTGACCATAAGGTCGTCATCGAGTGCAAGGATGTCACCCGAATGGACCTGCCGAAGTGGGCCCGTGAGGCCCAGGTGGAGGCGGAGAACGCCGGCGCCCTCATAGGCGTGATTGTCCACAAGCGGCACGGGGTTGCCAAACCCGACCAACAATGGGCTACAATGACACTCGGGGACCTCGCCAGACTCCTGAAAGGAAACCAATGAAAACCATTCCCGGCTATCTCACCAAGAACGAGGCGGCCAGCACGCTCGGTATCACCCGCCGAACACTCGACCGCCACATCCAGAAGCACAAGATACCCACCTTCCGCTTCCTCGGAGACCCCACCATCCACGTCCTCGAAGAGGACATTAAGAAACTCTTCTCCCCCATCCGAAAGGACAACTGACATGGCATGTGACATCACCGTCGAAGGCAACCTCGGCTCCGACCCTGAGGTCAAGTTCCTCCAGTCCGGCGAGCAGATCACCGAGCTACGCATCGCAGGCACCCCCGGCAAGAAGAACCAGCAGGGCCAGTGGGAGGATGTCGGCGACCCGCTTTGGGTGACCGCCTCCTTCTGGGGTGAGCAGTACACCCGCCTTGCCGACACCCTGAAGAAGGGCGACAAGGTCACCGTGACCGGCATCCTCGTGCAGCGCGGATGGGAGGGCCAGGACGGCACCCACAAGACCAGCCTCGAGGTGCGGTACCCTCGCTTCCGTGGCGTCATCCCCCGCCGCAACAGCCGGCAGACATCATTCAACGCCCCCCAGGGCGGGCAGGCTGGCGACCCCTGGGCCAACGCAGGAGCGCCGTTCTGATGAAGTGGTCCCATATGTCTCGCGAGCGGAAGAGATTAACGCTCATATCGCTCGCCGTTCTCGTCGTCGTAGGATCCGCCGCCATTGCGATATTCAGCTTCTTCGTGGCGGTACTCATCTATGCACCATGGGTAATCAAGATTATCGTACTGCCTTTTATGGTGTCCTTCGTGCTGGTGGTCGCCTCATTCTTCTATAGCTACTGATGCTCCCCCTGAAGCGCAAGATGACCTACCCCCACTCCAGGGGGCAGGTCATCTGCGACGCCTGCTTCGCCACAATCAGGCAGGGCCTCATGTACCGGAGGGACACATGGAAGGACGGAACCTACCACTGGTCCCTCCGGTACTGCCCGGACTGCTGGCTCATCCTCGGCGAAGTAGAAGCCGCAACACAACCAACCTACGGCGGCCCAGATGCCGAACACTACGAGCAATGGGCAGCCACCCACGCACACACAGAAAGAGCACAATCATGGCTGATTCGAGCATTCCCAACTTAAGCAAGGAGCATTATGCGGAAATCTCTGCCGCACTCTGCGCCCACCGACCCTTATCTCGGTTTACCATCTCCGCAGGTAATGGCCACGCAAACATCGCGGCACTGTCGACAGGTGGTGGCCGCAAGTTAGGGGAATGGGACTTGGTGATTATGCGCGCCACAGCCTTCCTTCGTGTCATCGTTGGAGAGACTGAGTATCAGGAAACCATTGTCGACCCCTTGCCAATTCAATTCAATAGGGTCCTGAATGGCCTGCGAGACTGGGGTAAGGCGCTGAATGCATTAGAACTCAAGGAACTCCTGGATCGCTACCACAACCTCAACTACCTAAATGCGGAGCACATCATGGACCCCGCCGACTATCGGCCGCTTGGAGGTGCTCTCTCATAGTGAAGATTACGCTTCATGGAATGCAATGGCTGGCCCGCATGGAATGCAGCCAGTGTCACATTTCCAGAATCGAGCAGGTGCACCCCCGCACCAAGCCGTGGGTGGCCGTCGAGTCCACCGTCAAGACTACAGCGCGCACCCTTGGTTGGAGGGTCGGAAAAGATTCGGCCATCTGCGGAGAGTGCAGGAGGAACAAATGACCACTATCTACCAGCCTACGATCTTTTGACGAACACTAGGCAAGCAACAGTGAAGTGCGACCAATGCGGTAAGCGTGCGTCGATCACTACCCAGCCAGGCAGTGCATGCGAGGATAACCTTAGGGAAATGGTCGACACCCTCCTCTCCTATGGCTGGGACTTTGAACTCACCAGCGACGGGCACTGCTTGTGCTCGCAGCACAAGGAGGAGAAGTGACCAAGACGTGGCGCTACATCGATGCGCGGTGCACATGGAAGCCTATCGCCCGCTACCTCGTGCGACGCTGGAAGAAGCAAGGCTACAGAACCGCATACGTCTCCGTCAGCGCTTGCAAGGCGCTCGTCGGCGCGCTAGACTATGACCATTCCGGTGAGTGACTCCGCTGGATGTGGGATAGGTGAATGGCCCAGGGGATTGACCAAGATGTCTCCCCTGGGCCGTTGCCATACTCTGGACAGAAAGACAAGACACCAATGACCCCCCTTGATGAAGCCATCATCGAGAACGACCTCCTCCCCGAGGACCAGCGCGCCACTAACGTAGAGCTCGCCGAACGATTCAACACATCAGAGTCGTCCGTGCGCCGCCACCGCGCCAAGCTCAAGCGACGCGGAGCACCCGACATGGGGCACGACGCATTCTTCAATGACGTCCCGGTAGAGGCCATCACGCAGCGCGGGAAGACGATCCGCCTCCCCGATGGCTCCTACGAGAAGATCACCTGGCGTCCGGGCGCGGTCGAGATGGCGGAGGCTAAGCGCACCTCCTATAGCGACCTGGAGCCAGTGTTCCAGGAGCCCCTCCTCACCAAGCCCACCAAGATCGCCGACAACTCCACCAAGGTCGTATGCCTCGCCGACTTTCAGATTGGCAAGCGACAGTCAGGCGGAGGCACCGAGGACACGGTTCGCCTCGTCCGCCGCGCCCTCAAGGACATCGCGGACGACATTCGCTTCCGTGGCCCCTACAAGCGGATCATCCTCGCCGACGTAGGAGACTCGACTGAGGGCTTCTGGAATGTCGCCAGCCAGGCCCAGACCAACGACCTCTCCCTCACGGACCAGATTCGCACCGTGCAACGCCTATACGCCGAAGCCCTCCAGCTGCTTGCCCCTCTCTGTGAGTCCCTCTACTATGTGGCCGTTCCATCCAACCACTGCACCGTCCGCACCGGGCAGGGTAAAAACAGTCGCGCCAACGCCCCGGATGACGACTTCGGAATCATGATCTCAAAGAATATTGAGGATATCATCGCCGGGCGCCCCGGATATGAGCATGTCACCTTCCACCGCCCAGAGAAGTGGGAGGAGGCCGTCACCGTCGAGGCGGCCGACGGAACCCGCATCGGCTTCACTCACGGCCATCTGGCGGGCCAGCAGCCGAAGGTGCCCTCCTGGTTCAGGGACCTCGCGTTCGGGCGCAGGAGCGGCCTCTACGACGCGAGAATCCTGGTCCACGGGCACTGGCACAACTTCGCCGTGAGCCAGGCCGGGGACGCCCGGTGGATCATCTCCTGCCCGTCCGCAGATCGCGGCTCTGACTGGTGGACGAACCTGTCTGGGGACTCCACTCGGCCAGCTATCCTCACCTTCGAGGCCCAGGGAGGCAGCGCCTCATCCTGGGAGCTCTACTCCTGAACATACAAGGCCCCCGCTTGTAACTACCCAGATACAAGCGCCGCCTAGGAAAGGAGGCGATCATGCGTTGGTATTGGGGTGCCACTGTCGGTAAGGCGCTGAGTGGATGGCGATGGAAGTTGCATCACCTCTGGTGAGACACGGCAAGGCCCCCGCTTGTAACCGGCTTGGTACAAGCGGGGGCCTTGTAGCGTCCGTCAGCCCTTGATCGCAGCCAGGGCCTCGGGCGTGCCCACAGCCCATCCGACGATGGTCACGCCAGCAGCATTGGCGGCTGACCTCGCAGCATCCTGCTCATCCTTCGATGCCACGAGCGCCCACACGCCGTCAGGGAAGACCGTCTTCGCGGCCCCCCACACACCAGCGCCCGCCTTAGCGGCCGAGAGGATACCCTTCTGAGCATCCTTGATCGGATCAGTCAGGTGCCAGTCCGCAGTGGCGTCAGTGGCGTCACAGACGCGCGTGAACGCCGGGTACTGGGCCTTCACGATGCCGCGCAGCTTCGTCTGCCCGCGCCCGTGCACCGCCTGGTAGGTCTTCCCGGCACGGGCGCCGAGGACGGTGAGCATCTTCCCGTCCGATGACCTGTAGTACTCGGCTGCCGAGTCCTGGAGGCCGTTGCGGACGTTCGGCATGAACTCGATACCGGCTGCCTCCAGCATGTCAGCTGTCTCGACCATTCCGGCGACATCCAGGCCGAGGTTACGAGCTCCCTGGATGGACACGTTGGAGAACTCGCGCTTCACGTTGTCGGTGCCGGGGAAGTCGCTGGGGATGCCCACAGCCAGGTCGGCGGTGTCGGCGACGCCACGCAGCGGCACAGTCACCTGACTGGGCTTCAGTGCAGCGACCGCCTTGAGGTCGTTCAGCGAGTAAGCGACACGAGCCGGATTGCCCCACCCACCGGAGAGCCACGCCATGATCGGGAGGCCGTCACCCTGGGCGGGAGGAGGCGGCGGCGGGCCTGCAGGCGCGGCCGGAACTACCGGCCCCTGAGCCTTGGCCCACGACGCCAGGGACGCCACCGCGTCTCCGATACGCTTCGCTGCGGCCGCGCCGAAAGCGACTGCCCCCATCTTCGTGGGGTGCGTCTCGTCACTCAGGAGGAGAGTGTCCCTGGTGCCGTCACCCTTCGGGGCTCCAGCGTTACCGGTACCGGACAGAACATCCGACACCTGAACAACGGGAGCACCCGGCATCAGAGGAGTATCCCCAGAGGTAGGCGCCCACGGGGCAGTCACCCGGTAGGCGACACCACCATAGATGATCACATCGCCCGTAGCGGATACCCGCCCATCACGCCACGGCACAGCCTGCTTATCGACGACACCAAGCCAGTCAACGAAAGCGACACCGTTGGCAAGCCCGCCGGAGGCGTCCACCCCATCCTTCGTTGCCTTCACGTTGACGTTGGCGGAACGAGACTGGAGGCGCACAACCGAGGACGGCTGCGGCCCAAGCACCACGATCGGCACCTGAGGAAGCTTGGCGCGCACCTTAGTGACGAAAGACTTCACCGCCTCGGTGATCGCCGAACCGGTAGCGTCGCCGTTGTCGATAACCTTGTCAGCGTTCAGGGACCCGATGGTCACGATCAGATTAGGAGCCGCCGCGCAGACTGAGTTGACGCGGCTATCCACCTCGAAACCGTCACGGCCAGAGGCGGAGTAGCCGAACCCCGAACCGTCTACCGCACTGAACGCCGGGACGCAGCCCAGCGCGCGCGATACGACGGAGGGAAGGTTGAAGCCCTGCCCCATGGTGCTCTCCGTGCTCCACGAGTCGCCAAAGAATCCGACCGTAGGAACCCCCTGGCCAGCACGCAGAGGGAGCGCACTGAGCGGAGCGTTACTGCCCGCAGGGGCAGGGTTAGGGGAGCTGCCCCCAGCCTGAGACAACTCAGCCTTTGTTGCGTAGGTGGAAGCAACCTCCGCCTTAGTGGGGTAGGTCTCCTGGGCGTCGCTCTTAGCGACGTACGTACTAGACGCGTCTGAGCGCGTCAGATAACCGGATAGGTCAGGGGCCTGCCCCCCACCGCCCAGCTGGGCCTGCGTCAGAGCCTCCTTCGTCGCATACGTGGAAGCCACGTCAGCGGTCTTCGCATAGTCAGCAAGCTCCGCCTTCGTAGCCGACGCATCAACCCGGGCACTGAGTGCACTGTCCGCGGACGACACCTCAGCTTTCGTGGCGTAGAGAGACAAGTCAGGGGAAGGGAGTGCCCTCACCTCCTCCTTCGTTGCGAAGACCTCATCCGCCTTCCGCTTGCTGTACCAAGTACGATCATCCATTAGAGCCTTCCTTCCAGGCCAGAAGACCATTGCCGACTTCAACAAGGTCACTAGGGTTCGCGGCCTCCAAGAGGCCCTGTCCGATTGGGCGCACCCGAGTCGATGAGTCATCCTCAACCCTGCGCCCAGCAATAATGTCTGCTAGGTCAACGGTTGTGCCCGCGACGATCCCAGCGAGGTACTCTCGTCGCCCGCCAGGAGTGCCCGGGACGTCGATAGTCACGCGATAGTTGCGTTCGTCTTGCGGGAGGGACTCTGGAGCCACCAGCCGGAAGGCTCGCTCTTCCCTGAAGTCTACGAGGTAGCCATTTGCGGTAAGTCGCCCAGAAGCATAGTGTGCAACAACGAGCCGCCTGCCGTCCTCCTCGACGCCCTCATATGCAGTGAGAGGAGTGAATTCCACCCTACCCTCGCGGCCAAGCCCATCAGGCCCAATAATGCGCCCCGTGATAGTGGCGTACCCGCTCACGATGCCTCCTTATGCGCACTGACGTTGCTCTTCATCCTGTCGATTCTGTCGTGCAGAGACTCAACCTCGCTGTAGAGGTGGGCGCGGTCAGTGCGCACATCATGCCTGACGCCCTCCACCTGGGACTCTAGCCCCTGGAGCCTGCGAGACTGGTCGCCCATACTATCCTTTAGTGCCCCCACAACCTCAGTGAGAGCATCCATCTTAGAAGTCAGGTCATCGAATCGCATGTCTAGGTCGTCTCGCAGGTTAGTGGAGTGGTTGTTGCGCACCCCCTCGGATGCAGATTCGGCAGCGTCTGCAGCTCTGGCGACATGGACGCTCATGCGCTCCAGGCGTTCATCATTCTGCGCCTGCTGCCTCTTAAGTCTACTGGCGAGCCTGGCCACAAGCGCAGCCAGCAGTGCGACCGTGGCCGCAATGAGATCAGGAGATGTTAGGACTTGCCCTAACGGCAGGGCGCTATCTACTGGCTGCACTGGTCACTCAGCTCGCGTGACGGGGAGTGTACTCGACGGGGGCTGTGGCGACAGACCTGTCCGTCTCCTTCGCGTCAGCGATAGACGTCAGGACGCTAATCAGGACTGCCGTAGCAGTAAGCCCGAGAGCACCCTTCCAGTTGATATCGAAAATGCCGACACCGACAGTAAGAGTGCTCACAAGAACCTGGGCGAAAGTCTTGATAGCGCGATCACGCACGCCAGACCAGAATGAAGCTCGAGCGTAAATGCTCATGCACTCACCTCTTCCGGGACTAACTGGGGGGGGCAGGACTTCTACCCCACCCCCCCCAGTATACTGTCCGCTACGTGTTGTCACATAAGCCGGAACGACCCCGGGCGCGACCGATTCAGGGCCTCCTGGAGGGCCGCCCACGTTGCCTCACCAGGCTCACCATCCACGTACTCACCAAAGCTCCAGCCGTCGGCGAAGCGGCTCCACATCTCGGGAGCGACCGGTCTCACGCAGCACCAAGCCCAGTACTGGAAGATGCGAATCACATGCGAGTCCCAGCCACGATCCTCAGGGAGCTTGTCTGCCCCAATGAGCATCCTCTGGGCGCTAGACGCAACCGTGCTGTTCAGGTAGCGGCGCAGGTTCGCCACAGCAAACATCTCACTGTAGCCGGGGGCGAAGACGTCAATGAGGCGCTTCATGGTCGCAGGACCATACTCGCCATCCACCTGGAGCAGGCTCGAGGTGGATACGGGACTAGGGGCCCCGGAGACGACCTGCCCACCGCCGATCATACGATCCCAGGTGGCCCGGTCGCGCAGGCGATCCAGGTCCAGGTGGCTGTTATATCCAGGCAGGTACCCGTCCTCCGTGTACTGATGAATCAGGACATTGCCTCCCCAGTAGGGGACGGTCGGCGTCGGCGGGTCACTGTAAGCCTGCCCGTAGGAGGCGTAGTTGGGGCCGCCTGCGTACCACAGCGGGAACCGGCCAGCGATGGCGGACCAGTCCCCGCTCTCCATGCCCGCCCCGTTCAGGTAGATGCCCGGCGTGGAGCCGGTCTCGGCGGCCATCTGATTCAGGATCACGAGGGCGTCCGAGGGAGCCAGGTTGAGGGCGTCGGCCTCCCAGTCCAGCCAGAAAGTCGCGCGGCCCGCATACGCCTTGGCGCGGTCGAGGAAGAACCTCGCCTGCTCGCCCGCGTCCTCGTCGTTGGCGAATAGGTAGAGGCCGAGTCGCTTACCGGCGGCCAGCGTCGCCTCCGCCTGGGTGCGCCAGTAGGGGTTCTCGTAGCCGGTGCCCTCCGTGATCTTGACGATCACGAAGTCAGCCCAGATTGCGCCAACATTCAGGCCGCCTTGGTGGCTGGAGATGTCGATGCCATGGGCGTGCTGAGGGCCGGCCGCCTGCGCCTGGGTGGGGGCGGCAGACTTAGCCTGCGCCTTGCCCTTCGCGAACTCGGGCCACTGCTGGAAGAACTTCGCCTCGTTGAACCGGTGGCAGGAGGTCCACGCCCCGCGCTGTGTGTACGGGTGCTCGCTGTACCGGGCGGTGTGGGTCTCCTGGCCGGTTTGGTCGCCGCGCTCGCCGTAGAGGTCGCCGGTCTCGGCGATCCACGCCTCGGACTCGAGCGGGTCGTAGCCGTCCTCAACGATGATGATGACGTGGCCGACACCACCCTCGTTCGCTGCGGACAGGACGATATCGCCTGCACGGAAGCCGCCGTCCGGCGTCAGGTTCTCGTCAGCCCACGGGACCTCATCAAATCCGCGAGCCTCAAGGCCTGGCCGCAGATTCCCCGTCCAGTGGTCATTAATTTCTGGGAGGGCCGGGTGTCCCCATGGGACGCCGTAGGTGTCATGCAGCCCATAGCAGACCGCCCCCGCGGCGAGACTAGAGCAGTCTGCGTTCTGGGGGCTGGAGCAACGCCCCGCCCAGTCCGCGTTCGCGTACCAGCTGCGCCGGTCCTCGCCCTGGCTGTAGCCGACGGGCTCGACGTCACAGATTTGGCGGGCGATACGCGCCGTCACACTTCCTACACTCACTTACTCTCCTTCATCTTGCTCTCAAGGTCGATCACCTTGGCTTCGGCGATGGCGACACGCTTTGCGAGTGTAGCCACCTCCATTGCAAGGATGTCGATGACCGACATTGCGTCAACCTGGCTATCGGGGTTCATCTGAGTCTCCCTCTGGTGCGGAGTCTGGCTTGACAGGGCCGTAGAGCCCGCCTCCTAGTGTATAGGCGATAGAGTTTATGTTGACATCGTTAGGCGCTTCCGGCCCCAGCTCCCACGAGGAGCGGCGGGCGTAGTCCACCCACTCAATCTCGCCATCCGTACGCGATGTGTCGACAATGCGGGCGCCCTTTACCAGGACGGACACCTCCTCTCCGGGCTTCCCCTCGACGTGAACCTTCCATGGTGCGGCGCCAGGGCCGTACCCCGTTTTCTCGAGGCTACCCCTGCCCGAAGTGCACAGCACCACCCATGGGGCGTTCTTAGAGGCGATAGCGGGCACGTAGTCGGGAAGCTCCCACGTGCACCTTCCTTCACTATCTAGCATGAGGTTCTCCCAGTACTCAACCCCGTCATAAGGGGACTCTGTACAGGAGTGCGACAGCCACATGCCGGTCTTCTCGGTAACCTCAGGCACTCGCATCGTGAATTTCTTTGTGCCTGTCATATGAACACCAGACGCATTGACCCACACGCCATGTTCCCGCCACCCCATGGCGGTCTGCTCGTTCGTAATGTAGAACCCGGTCCCGGCATCCATCTCCGACTGGCGCTCAGAGCGAAGCCATGCGTACTGGTATGCCGATGCGATCAGGTTCTTGTTGTTCTTGGCGTACATGAACCCACTAGAGTTCACGGAAACACTGGCGTTTTGACTGCGCAGGAAGGTGCCGTACTTAGTCATGGCGAACGTAGCCCACGTACTCCCGTTTTCGCTGCCGGTGTATAGGCTAATCCCGTCAGTGCTGACAGAAATAGATGGCCTAGGAGTATCTTTGTTGTTGTCCGCACCCTTTCTTAAGGGGGAGTGCAACTTAAGGGATGGGACGCCCTGGGGGGACTTAGCCAAGAAGAGCGCGCCATCCCACCAATCGTCCTCCAGTGAATTGAACGACAGGCCTACGCCGATCTTATTCCCCTCGCGCCCGACGTCAGAGTTTGTGGATGCCCACACAATGTCATTGAAGTAGGTTTCCGACCAGCTGTCTCGCCGCCCGATGCGCCCATCAATGATGATCTCACCAGTATGGGCGTTAATGTCGAGCGACTTCCATCCATTGGCGGAGTAGACTCGCATCCCGCTGTTGTCGATTTTCAGTCCGCGATTGTTTTGACGATCGGTCTGAATGGATGCGCCCGTGATAACCTGTCCGTCAATCGCCCCCGCGCGCAGATTGTCTGCCGTCACCGAGTTGGCGGCAAGCATCCCGGCTTTGATCTTCTCGAACTCTCCCTGGCGCGCGTTGATGATGCGGGTCCACACATGCTTCGCGGTGAGGTCAACGAACGATGCATTACCGGTGACGGTGAGCTGGTCAGTGGTGAGCTGGAGGAACTTGCCGATATCGCCAGCGATGCGCCTAGCGGCTAGGTCATTGATTGCCGCGGAGCCTGCGGTCAGACGGCCAACATCCAGGTTGCTGATCTGCTCGCCGGAGACACGGGCGCGCTCCCAGTCAAAGCCGTTCCACTTCCACTCCGCCACGATGTCGAGGGTGGATGGGTCCTGGATTCGGGCCGTGTCCCCGTAGGTTTCCCCGGGGAAGTCAGGCTTGTCTGTGGCGTTGCCCTTCTGGTAGAAGACCTTACCGAAGACGGTGCGCATGCGCCGGATAGACGCCTCGATCGTGGACTGCGCCAACGATGCGGCGGCCTTCTGGAAGGGGTTGTCGGACTCTACCCACTCCCAGCCCTTGTGGGAGTGGACGGTCGTGTTACCGTCGGCGGAGCGGTCATAGGCCGGGAAGGAGGTCTCTGCGGGGAATGTGGCTGGCCCGGGCCACTGAATGTATTCGTCCTTGATTTCCGCCATGGCTCACCTCACTTCGCGCGAATAATCATGGATGCGACGGAGCCGCGGGGGCGGATGGGGAATGGATTGCCACCGCCCACATTCTTCGCGTAGGGGCGACGATCGGCCACTGTTGCGCCTGTGGACATGGCGTAGGTGTAACCATTACCGGAGGCATCATTCCACCCAATGTCGGTATTCGCTTTACCGGCGCGCCAGTTGGAGTTCTGGTTGTTGGAGTCTACGATGTCGTGGCCGTGTGAGGGCATCTCGTTCACGGTGAGCGTGTGGTGGGTCTCGCCGACGGTCGAGCCAGTGACAAGCGCGTCAGTGCTCCCCTGGCCGTAGATGACCTTCCCCTTCAGGTCCGGCACGTTGAACGTGGTGGAACCATTCCCGCTGCCACTACTGGTGCCGATCACGTCGAACAGGTCCTTATACTCGGTGCGGCTCACCTCCTGCCCGTAACACAGGAGCCAGTTCTTTGGCGGCCTACTCCCATAGAAAGGGAGGACTGCCCCTACTGGCACTATCGCGTCAACGATCGCCTCATACGCCTTGTTCACGGCGGTCAGGGACCCCGAAGCGGAGGCGGCGGTACTCTGTGCCCGCTCTGCCGTGCTCTGGGCGGAGGTGATACCATCCTCCATCTTCGTGAGCTTAGCCGCTGTAATGGGTGTGCGCCCATCCGGGCCATCCTTCCAAACGTTCCCCTGATACGGCATATCAGTCTCCCTTCTTCCTCAACGTGAACACGCGAGCATCCGGGGACACCCACTGTGACTTGTCAACCACGCCCTTATCCGGCGGATAAGGCCCCGTCTCCACCAAGGATACCGCAACCTGAGTCATAGCCTCCGACAGTTTCTGAGTCTCCTTAAGGGCCTCGGCCCGGGCGGCGCGCTGAAGCACGTCGCTGGCTGCGATCTTCTCTTCGACTGAGCGGACGATAGCGTTCGTGTCAATGGACTGCTCAAGAGTGATGGTCGCCTTGGGGCCCCACTCGGACTTGTTGCCTGCCCGGTCGTAGGCGCGCAGGCACACCTCGTAGTCCCGGATTTCCAGGCCCGCAATGGAGGTGCGTTGCATGGGGGTAATCATGTCCGCGAACTTCGCCGGGGGGCGCCCAGGGTGCTGCACCGACACCTCAACGCCAGCGAAGTCGGCAGGCATGTTCTGCCCGCCCTGACCGGCGTAGTCCCACCACACCTGGAGGACACCCAGGGACTGTGACAGGACCGGCTTCGACGGCACCGGCGGCGGCTCCCTATCCGACTCCGTAGTCAAGACAAGGGGCTGCGACCATGCGCCCGTGGCATTAGCGCTCTGCGCGCGCACCGAGAACCGGTACTCCGTCCCCGGGAGCAGGGGGCCCACGGTGGCCTTGGTGGCGTCGGCGCCCCTGATTACCATGGACCCGGCGATGCTCGTCCCGAACATGGCCAGCTGCCACGACACCTCATAGGAGACCACATCGACAGCGTTGCCGAGGGTGTCCGTGTCTACGCGCCCCCACTGGAGGTCTACGAGGGCGCGCACCCACCCCTCTGAGTTGGTGACGGCGCGACTAGAGCCGGCCAGCCCCTGCGGGGGTAACGGCCAGTACTTGGATGCCGGAGTCGAGGGACGCACGCCACTACCGGACGTGGAGGCGAGACCCACAATGCCCTTCGTGCGCTTCGTCAGGCGCCCCAGGAGGCTATCCAAGACAGTGCCGAAGGTGGTGTGGCCGACGACCGCGCCGTTCTTCTGGGTGACGCTGATCTGGGCGACCTGGAGGCGCTCCATGCCCTCGGCGCGCTCCACCATGATCCAGTCGCCGAGCCGGTAGTCCACCCACGGGAGGAGGTGCGCATCGGTGGCGGCCCACTCGCGCTTGATCTCCTCGCTCACGTGCGCCCCGGACTTGAGGGTGGCTTCGGCGACCAGGCGGGCTGTGGCCTCGAGCTCCACGCCACCGGCCTCCACAACCTTCTCGACGCGCCGCATGCTGCGGGGGGCGAGGTCATTGTGGATGAGCCACGTCCTGCCACCCTCACCCTTCACGAGGACGTCGGTGCACATGTCCGCCCAGGTTGCCGCCTCGGGTGCGCCCGTGAGCGCAGTTGCGAGCGGCCAGCGCTTCGATGAAGTCAGGTCCCTGGCCTGGGTGGTGTCCGCGTTGTACACCTTGAAGGTGCGGCCCTGCCATACCGTGTCGATCATGCCGAGGTTGCGGAGGGAGTCGACGATCTGGAGGAGGCTGATCGTGGGGTCGAAGTAGAGGGTGACGATCTTCGCCCAGTCCTGGTTCGCGGAGTCCTTGGTGGTGGTCGCATCCAGGGTCAGGCCATTACCCCAGCCGCGCTTGACGGCGTTCTGCCATACCGTACTGATGATCGCCCCCGCGTTGCGGGATAGGAACTTGAACTTGCCGTCCTTGTCCTTCGACTCAACAGGGACGGACCAGACGAGCGCCTCCTTCAGGTAGTCGCTGACATGGATGGCCTCAACCTTGCGGGAATCGGTGCCGTCGCTTACAAGGTTGTGCTCGGTCTTCTGGGTGACGAAGCGGGCGTCCGGAAGCTCCTCCCAGTCGGAGCCGTTGAAGGTGGCCTCCACTGCCACCTCTACTTCGCGCTCGAGAACGCTACCGCGGATGGCGTTCGGTCCCGGCGCATAGGTCATAGACAGTGTGGGAGTCTTCCCCCTGGGCGTGGTCACCGTCATCTCCAGGTCGTCAGGGACGACACCGATCCGGGCACCCTGAACCTCGTAGGCGACGGCGCGCAGCTGCATCCCGGGGAAGTAATCGCGGCGCATCAGTAGGCTCTCCTAGCCCGAATGAGGCCTGCAGCCCCCGTGACCTGCAGGGCGATCTTTCCCTCGTGGTTGGGGGTGAGCTGGAAGCCATGCGGTGACATGCTGATCTCCGACGCTCTGCTAGGCGATCCAGGCGCGGGCCCCCACCGCTCAGACACCTGCCTCCAGGCGTCATAGCGGGCCACGTCAATGAGGAGCCTCTGCCCCGGTTCCATAGTTCCTCGCCAGGTGATCGACGAACCGGACGCCTGATCGACAATAGTGCACGTATTGCCGGTAGGGGTGAGCTTCAGGAGGGCATCGGTGATGGGGGCAGCGCCACCGGCTAGGCGGCTCAGGTCATCCAGTGAGGTCTCGATGGCTGTAGTGTCTCTCCAGACACCCTCCACGGCCTCGAACACGACCGTAGTGTCGATGGCCCATTCACCATACCTCCAGGCCGGCTGGGACACGCTCACGAGCCGCACGAGCGCCTCCCTGGGGCTAACGCCCGCCGGATGATGCTGGAGGGTAGCCAGCTTGTTTGAGGCCCTCAGAATAGCCATGAGCGCCTGGAAGTTGCGATCCAGGTCAGCTCGGTCTGCCCCCTCAACCATGAACGCGACCGTCACCTTGAAGGTGTCCACCTTCGAGCCAGCGCCGTTGATGATGCCGCTGCGGAATGGAACCTCCGTGCTCGCGAGACGCGGGGCTGGGACTGCAGGGAGGAGCGTCCCCTCCATGACGCGCCACTTCCCCGGACGATCCAGGTCAACCCCATTCAGGGAGTATTCACTGCTCATGACACCATCCTAGATGCTCGACGCGAGACGGATGCCGTCGGCGACGTCATCCCTGGTCTTGGAGTCGCTCTGCGCCTGCGGGTAGTAGTTGGTGATGTTGACGGTACCACCACTGGATGCCTTGCTGCCAGCAGTGACGGACGAGAGAGTGTTCAGGGCATCCCGTGACGGCTTAACCTTCTCGAAAGTCGGCGCAACATGAGCTGCGATATCCGGGGAGATGTCTTTAGCCAGGTCATCCGTGAACCCCTCCAGAGAGTCTCTGACCGCATCATACTGGGACTCGAGCCCATCGATGAAGCCCTGCATGACGAGGCGGCCAGCATCCCGAAGGATTACCTTATCGACCGGGGCGGGCCCCTTCCATGATGGCAGGTATGACGTCAGGGATGACAGCTTGTTCTGGACAGAGCTAAACATGGATGAGATGCCGTCGATGAATCCCTGAATGACACTCTTACCCGCGTTCCACAGCCACGACCCCGCATTGGAGAATACGTTCTTAACGCTGGTCGGGATATTGCGTACTGTGTTCATCATATTGTTGACCCAGCTGACAACCGTGCTCACAATGCCGCTCCACATGGAGGATGTAACATTCATGACGAATGACCACCCATTACTAATTAGGTTGCGCACACTACTCATGGCATTGCTGACGGTCGAGGTGATCCAGTTCCACACGGACTTGATCGTGTTCAACACCGCATTCCAGGCTGTAGACGCCATGGACATGATGGAGTTCCCGAAGATGCCGAACTGGCCCTTGATGAGGTTCCAGATTCCCTCACCGATCGTCTTGATGCCATTCCAAGCATCAGACCAGTCACCCTTAATGACAGCGAGCACAGTCTCAATGATGCCCTTGATTACCAGGATGGCGCCCTTAACGGTCGACATGATCCCATTCCACGACGCCATCACCAGCGGCATCAGCCACTGCATGACCTGCCCCACCAGCTGGATCGCAGGGATCAGGGCTGACGCCAGCAACTGAATGAGCTGCGAAATGGGGGGGAGAATCTGCGGCAGGTACTCGGCGATGATGGGAGCCAGCTGGGCGATAATCTCCGAGATAACCGGAATCAGAGCCTGAATCACCGGGAGGAGCGCAGCAGACAGCTGCTCAATGACGGGGGTGAGGATCGGCACCAGCTGCTGGAAGATCGGGGCGAGCCCCTCCACGAGCTGCGCAACCAGGGGGGCGATAGCCGCAAGAAGCGTCCCTGCGACCGTGGCGATAGCGCCGAACGCCTCACCTAGTGACGGCATAGCGGGTGCGAGCGCCTGGACGGCCGTCAGGAGGCCGTTGAAGAAGTTGATGAGGCCCTCCTGGAACGCCGGGTTCTCCAGGGCTGTGGCGATACCCGTCAAGGCCGTCTTCAAGGTCTCACCGAGCATCGGGAGGATTTTCGCCAGGGTCGGCTCGAGCGAGACGAACGTCTGCCCCAGGCGCCCCACGCCCTGGAACGCCAGGCCCGCGGCGGTCGCCATCGACGAGAACAAGCTAGTCAGGGTGCTCTGGAACAGGGGACCATTCACGGCCTTGTTCGCCTTGTCCAAGGCCTCCGCGATGGAATCAATAGGGGCAGACCCGTTCGCCATCGCCGTGAACAGGCCGCCAATGATGCCGCCCAGGTCGATGGTGATGTCCTTGAGCGTGCCGAACGCCTTAGCGGCCGACTGGATCGCCTGATCCATCTTCCCTGACTCGGCGGCCTTCGTAGCCCACGCCTCAAACGAGGCGGCCAGGTTGTTCGCCCACTGGGCGATGCTCGGCAGATACTTCGCCCCCACCTCACCCATGGTGAGGATGCCGTTCGTGAACGAGGCCGCCCCCGTTGCCCCGATCGCTAGAGCCTGAGTCAAATAGGACAGGGACTGCTGAAAGCCAGCAATATGTCCACTGGCGGCGTTCGCGATGGCCGCTGTCATAGACCCCAACGTAGAAGCAACACCCTGGAGGGCTGGGGTGAGCTCCAGGATCGCGACGTTGGCGAAGTCCCGGATGGGCTGAGCGGCCTGCTCCCAGTAGGCCCCGGAGATTTGCTTCTGGAGGTTCTCGAACGAGGGGCCGAGGTCCTCGAGCACTGTCTTCGCGTCCTTGAGTGCGACGATGAGCACCCCGGCGCCAGCGGCGGCAGCGCCGAAGATGCCAGGCAGGGCCAGCAGAGCGGGTGTCGACTTGGCGATACCCACGCTCACGGACGCCAGGACGCCAAGGCCGCTACCGATAGTGGACACGGCGCCACCCACGAGGGTGGCGACAGTACCCAGCTTCACGGACGCCGTATCCAGGTTGCGCAGGAAGTCATTCAGGTTGCGCCCAATGGACTCGAACACATTCCCGCCAGCTAGCGCCTTCAACTGGGCGGCCACGCGAGCTAGAGACGTCTTAGCCAGGCGGACATGAATGTCCACCCAGCGCGGGCGAACCAGGCGCTTAAGGTCAAACCGGGCTTTCCCGTCATCCAGGTCGGCGTTCACGGTGGCCTTGCCGTCGAGCTTGCTGAGCTCGTGCTTGATCTTCTTCTTCTGCTCCTCGGAGAGCTTCGCGTGCACGTCCACGTCCGCCTTGATGGCTGCTATGCGAGCCTGGAGCTCCTTGGCGGCGGCTGCGTCCAGCTTGGCCTTGGCGGGGATGTCTGCCTTGAGGGCATTCAGTCTCGCCTGGAACTGGCGGAACGACCTCTCGTTAACGGTCAGGCCAGCCTTGACGTCACCGGCAGCGCGCTCCACATCCCGCTTGAGCTTAGCGATATCTCCGGGACGAGTGGACAGGTTAATGGAGGTGCGGATGCTGTCGAGCCGCTCCTCAAGCTTCTTCTTCTGCTCCTCAGAGAGGTTCGCATTGACCTTCACCTCGGACTTGATCTGCTGAATCTTCTTCCGAAGAGCCTCCAGCTGCCCAGACTTGAGGTCAACCTCCGCCTTGAAGCGGACGTCGGACTTCGCGGCCTCCTCGCGGGCCTTCTTGAGGGACTCCTTGTCGAGCTCCACCTCAGCATTGAAGGTGATGTCAAGGTCCTTGACCTGCTTCTGGATTCGCTTCAGGTCTCGACGGAGCTTCTTGGCGAAGTCAGAAAGGTCGGGGACGACCTTAACGGAGAGCTTACCTACCGTACCCTTACCGGCCATCCCCAACCTTCCTTAACCTAGCGTCGCAAACAGGGCTGCAACCCCAGCGGTGTCACTCGATGATATCACCGCTTCTGTTTTCCCCTTGGAGGGGCGAGGCATCGTCTCAGAATCACTCAAGGACGCCTTACTGACGGCCGTCGCCTTAGTGAGGAGTGCGAGCCTATCCAATGCCTCGTTCAGTCTCTCGGAGTCATGTGAGTAGCCGAACCACTGGTCTCCACCCAGTTCATTCGCCCTATACATGCTCCAAGGCTCGTGCGGTAGGCGCTCAAGAAGCTGAGTCACGAGAGACACCCGGTAGTCGCCGTTGACGTCGATCCGGTACAGTGCCCAGAAGTCCGCGGCAGCTTCCGGGTGCCTCTCGAAGAACTCGTCTAGTTCTTGGCGCCTGCGGCTTCCCCCGCGTAGGCCATGACGAGGTTGACGACATCCTCGAGGTCCGACTCCTCATAGAGCCGGTCCCACGCGTCGAGGTCGACGATGAAGCCGCCAGCCTCGAGGGCCTCCATGACGTCAGCCAGCACGGCGAGCAGGTTCACCGACTCGGCACCCTCACCCATGATGGGCTCCAGTGCGGACGTGAGCCGCATACGCTTCGACGGACGCAGAGCATGCGGAGAAACGAAGAGCTCATGTCCCTTAAGGGTGGAGAACTCGGGAAGCTTGTCAACCTTCTTGGCGGCCATAGCGTTTCCTTCCAGCGGGGTGTTCGGGGTGTTGGAAGGGGCGCCGCCACACACCCCTACATGGCGGCGCCCCTAGCATATCGGCCGTCAGTTGGCGGTGAACTGCTTCGCGTCCGAGACGCCGACGTTGTTCGTGACAGTGATGTTCTGCGCACCGGAGGTCACGCCGCGAGGAACGTAGGTGGTGATCTGCGTAGCGGAGTCCTTCTCGAACGCGGCGACCACGTTCCCGAACTTCACCTCTCGGACGCCATCGAAGTTGGTTCCGGCGATCACGACCTTCGCGCCAACAGCCCCAGTGGCGGGGGTGACGGTGGTGATGGCCGGCTTCGCGGTTCCGACACCGGTGACGGTGCGCGGCTCCAGCATCTGGACTCGAGTCTTCCCGGAGTTCGGGGAGAGCAGGGTGCCGGCGATCTTGACCTCAGTGAAGTTGTCCAGCGACAGAGAGGGCATGTTACCTGCGAGGGAGACGCGCCGGAACAGGTACCCGGAGACGATACGGCCGTCCTCCACGACCACGAGGATGGCTCGCTCACTGGAAGCGTCCAGCTCAATGTCCCAGGCCCGCTTCGCGGCGTCGTAGGTGGAGCCGGGGAACGCCACCTTCATGACATCTTCCCCGAGGTTGACGGCGTTGATCGTGACCTTGTTGGTGACATCCTCACGCGTGGAGCGGACGCCCTGGCGGTCCCAGGTGCGCTTCGTGGAGGTGTCACCTCCATCGGACTCGAACTCGATGAGGTTCTCCGAGGAGGTGTCACCGAGCCAGGTCCAGCCATTGGCCTCCAGGGTAGTGCCGTCACCGAACACGTAGCCGTCGAGGTTCGGGGCCTCCGTGTCATTCACTGCGTAGTAGACGTGACCGCGGCCCGCGATCTGAATCTTGCTGTTTCCGAGGTTAGCCATCAGGCCCCCTTCCTGGCCGTCACCTGAAGGGACGAAACCATATTGATGTAGTCGGCAGTGGTTCCCATGTCCGTTTCTGGCGTGGGCAGCTGGGTCCACTCAAGATAAGTGGCCCACCCTTCGGAGGTCACCATTCCTGACCTCCAAGCTTTCTCAATGGCCTGCACAAGGGCGTCGGAGGCGTCGGACACCTCATCCCCGTCAGGGCCGGTCATGTACAGGCGCGCCCTGATCTGGGTTGCCGCGAACGTCGGCCCTGAGGGGTGGATGCGCGAGATGGTCATCTGGACGCGGCACACGAGCTCATTCATCGGATCGTCCACGTCACCATGCGTGCGCCACACGATCCTGGAGAGGATCGGCCACTCGGCGGCGCCGGCGGCGGCAGCATCCTGCACGTACCGGTAGATGAACGGAAGAGGATTCACGTAAGCCACTAAAACCCCCCATTCGCGTGCACGACACCACGCATAACGTTGATGCCCGGCACCCATGTCCGATACCTAGCCCCATCTCGCCCGGAGCGGCGCCCATGAGCGTCCTGGTACACGTAGTGGCCGAACTCGACCGCAGCGTCGTGGTCTGTGGACGGAGAAATAGACCAGTCCACCTTCCCCTGCTCCAGGCTGAACGAAGCAGATAGCTCACCCGTCTGAATATGGGCCGCAGCAGCCGCCTCAATCTCAGCGAACACCTTCGCGGCGGCGGCAGCGAACTCTGGCTGGCGGGCCACGACGGCGGCGATGTCTTCGTGCACATCCTCAGTGTCGTACGCCTCGATCACTTCGCCTCCGTTCCGAGCGTGTCGCAGCGCACTGACCAGTGGCGGGTCATCGGGGAGGCGTCGTAGGTGAGGGGCTCACCGGCCTGCTGGAACGTCTTCCCTGCCAGCGACTCGGGGCCCTTGATGATCTTCACCCACGAATGGGGGCCGCCCGGCCACTTCCGTCCGGTACCGAAAATCTTCAAGGTGGTCTCATCGGTGAGGTCACCGCGGATGACGCGGTTCTCTGTCGCCTTCAGGGCGTTACCAGCCGACGGCTGCACGAGCACCTTGTCGATCGTGAAGGTCTCGCCAGGCTCGAAGCGGCGGCCAGTGCGCCCCTCCTTGACGACAGCGAGCGTCACCTCAACCACGTGGGGGCCGTTCTCTAGGTAGCGCCCGCGGCGGGGCCGGAACCCTACCACAGTGTCACCTCATCCTCGTCATACACGGGGTGATCCCCCGCGAAGTCCAGGGCAGACGGGCCCCGCAGGTACGTCGGGTCCACAGTCAGAGGCCCCTCCAGAGCGTCCAGGAGGTGGGTGCGGCGTGCGTAGCCGTCCATCTCGGCGCCAGCCACACCCCAGCCTGAGGTTCCGGCAGACAGGGCCTGCCAGTCACGATCAGTGATCTCCAGGATGCCTGAAGCGACCGCCTGGTTCACCGAGTAGGTGTATGTCCCCTCGGTCTCATACTTGTAGAGGCCGCCGCCAGGGGCTCTGAGGACGCGGGAGACCGACTCGGCCTCCACCATCCGCATGATGATCGAGAAGCTGTAGTCGACGCGACACCGGTTCACGGCGTCAGGCATGCGCGACAGGATTAGGGCCTCAGCCCTGTCCAGAAGAGCCTGCACCCAGGTCTTCTCGTCATCCTCCAGGTACCGCATAAGCGACCCCTGCACGTCATCCAGTGTTGCTACCGTCACTTCTCCACCTCCTCAGAAACTCTGGCCACGGGGTGGCCGCCAACCAGAAGCTAGCGGCCACCAACCGGGTCACTTACTGGTGATCTTCACGAACGCGCGCGGGTCACGCAGGACCCAGCCGAACTGGGCCTCGGCGAGGATCGCACCCATGTTGCGGTCGAAGAGGTCCACACCACCGGCACGCTCGGTCGCCTTACGGTAGGTGATGGTCTCAACGAAGCCGAGACGCAGAGCGTCCTTGAAGTCGCCGCCGATACCGAGGAGCTTCGCGGCAGGGACCTTGGCCTTCTCGTAGCCGGAGACGGCGCGAGAGTAGGTGGCCGGGACACCCAGGACGGTGCCGAACTTCGCGGTGATGTCAGGGGCCTGCTGGTAGAGCGGGCGACCCTGAGCATCCAGGGCGTTCACCAGGTTGGAGCGGAACTTCGGGGCGAGGAGGAAGTGGTCGAAACCGAACTCGGCCTCGTCAGCGTCATCCAGCACAACCTTGTCATAGGCGGCGGACAGCTGCTTGGTGAAGTAGCCGGTAGTGGTCGAGGCCAGGTCGAGCTCCTGCACCTTCGTGGTGGAGGTCAGAGCCTCCTTGCCAGTGATGGCGGTGCCGGTGTTCGCGTCGATGCCGTGGATGACGGCAGTGTCAATGGCGCGAGAGATAGCCTCGCCGAGGGCCCGCTGGATGCGAGAATACTCGCCGAGCGGGTCAGCCTTAGCGGTCTCCTCCGAGTAGAGGATCATCACAGCGGCCTTGACCGGGGTGACCGTCTTGACCTTGCTGGACAGGGTGGCGACCGGCTTCAGGCCACCCTCCTGCACGATACCAGCGGTGGGCTGGCCGACCGGGATCGGAATGGCGGTGCCGTTAATGGAGACCGGGACGCTGCCGGCGAGGCTCTGGACAACGGAGCCCTTCATGGCGTTGTCCCAGATGCCCTTTACGACGGTCTTGGGAAACGCGGCCTCATTCCCGGCGTTAGCGCCGAGAATCTTGGATACTGTCTCGATCTTGGCTTCGTTGTCGGGATTGTACGCGGGTGCAGGCATATGCCCTCCTTACTGGTCTGCGAGGCCGAAGAACCCGAGCGCCTCGCTCAGTCCGTCATCCTCGGTCTCAAGGTCTGCATCCACCGCAGGGTCGCGGGGGACTGGCGGCGCGGGCACGGCGTCTGCCTGCTCGCGCAGCGTGGCGAGGGCGTCTACCTGCTCCTGCCACGAGTCTTTGTCTCCGGTGAGGAATGAAGCGAAGCGGGCCGGAATGTTGGCCTTGGAGAGCAGGCCCTCCTTCTCGGAGAGCTCGGCGGCGGCACGCTCTGCGGCCTCCTTCGCCTCAAGCTTCTCGGTGAGTGCGGCCAGCTGGGCGCGCAGTTCGCTCACCTCATCCGTAGGAGCTTCCGCATCATCCTTCGGCGCCTCCTCCGCAGGAGTCTCCTCGTCCTCCGTAGGAGCCTCATTGGTGGCCTCCTCGGCGGGCTCGATAGGGTAGTCAGTGGTTGAGATAGGTCCGTCAGTCTCTTCAACGACGGAGGGCTCAGGTGCGGGGGTGTTGCTCATTTGCGCTCCTTCAGCTTCTCCCGGAAGTACTTGTCCATTGCTCGGCGCGCATCCACTCCACGAAGGTCCTGGTCGCGCACAACCTCATTGTACACACGTTCATATCCGACCTGCTGGTCCTTCCCCTCCCAGTGCTTGGAAGTGAAAACCGGCGTGACAGTGCAAAAGCAGTTGGAGGCAATGATAGAATTAGCGCTGTACCACCCCTCCGATGTTTGAAGGTTGTAAACATGCCCCGCATACTGCCTGACGCTCTTATTGACGAGGCGATCCGTCTCTACCATGAAACCAAGTCTTTCCGAAAGACGGCCGCCATACTCGGCAAAGACCCTGAGTCGCTCCGCCTCGCTCTTCGCCGCCGGGGGATCGAAGCGTTCCCCAAGGTGGGGCGCGTCAACCCTAAGCGAGTCGCAGCCCCTACCAACCTCCAAGAGGTTTACGAGTCCGGGGAGAGCGTCAATAAGATGGCTGGGCTGTTCGGTGTTAGTCGCCCCGTCGTCAACAGGTGGCTTCGAGAAGCTAATCTCCCTATCAGGGGGCGTAAGGAGTCCTCGCGCCTCCGCTGGGAGCGAGTCTCCGAAGAGGAGATTGAAATGCGTCGCACACAAGCCAGAAAGACTTTCACTGGACGCAAGCAGACTCCAGAACAGCGCCTCCATGCCGCCGAGACCAGGGCGCGAAAGGCTCTCACTGGAGAGCGTGCGCGCTCCCACCTCGAAATCCTCCTCGGAGGATGGCTCAATGACCGAGGCATCTCGTACACCCCCGAGCAGGTTGTCGCGGGCTACAATGTCGACTTTGGAATCGCGCCCGTCGCCGTGGAACTCCTCGGGGGAAGTTGGCACGCCGCTAACTCGCGTCGCGCCCACCATGCTAAGCGCACTCACGACATCCTCAATGCTGGGTGGAGCATCATCTTCGCCTGGTCTCAAAGCCAGGTACCCATTTCCGAAGGTGCCGCTGACAAGATTGTCTCCCTCTTGGACGTCGCCAGCGTTAACCCAACCCCTGTCGGTAAGTACTGGGTGGTTAGGGGTGATGGTAAGCTCATGTCCTCCGGCGGTGACGAGGGTGACAATTTCTCCCTCGTAGTGCCGTCGATAGCCGACCTTCACGTCCGGCCCTGACACCTTCGTGTCGCCGACAACGCAATTCGCGTGGAATCGGTCCGCCCTAAGCCCCGCCGACTCGGACGACTTGTACACCGGGCCGCGGGAGGCAAGCATTGCGCAGAAGCCGCACGGCCCATTCTTGTTCGGGTGAGTCACCCTGGCGAAAGCGAACGGCCTAGAGATGAGCTCGCCGCGCGAATTGCGCCGGTACTTGTCTGGCACGTCGGAGAACACCTTCATGCTGCGGTGGCGGTCCTTGACGAGCTCCTCCTCGTCGAGGGTGCGCACAGCCTCCTCGATACGGTCAGCGACCTTCTCGAACGCCTCATCCAGGGACATGTGCTGGCGGCGGCGGGCCTCGACCTTCTCGACGTCCTCAACGATCGCCTTCTGGGTGTTCTCGGAGAACCCCTCGAGGTCCTTCGCCAGGTCATCCAGGGCGCCCTCAATGAGCTCGATGGATGAAGGCGCAGTATCCACCGCGTCGGCGACGGTTCGGCGCGCAGCGGCCAGCACATGCCCCTCAAGGGACCGCTCAAGACGCCTCATCCCCTCGGGTGACTTCAATGCCCCCTGAGTGCCGCGGATGGTGCGGGCGATCGTCTTCGGCGAGTATCCAGGCTGTGGAGGCACCCAAGACTCAGGCACCCCAGCCTTACGGGCCTGGCCGCGCAGGAACAGGGCGGCGGCCGCCCACGCCTGCTTCCTGGACTGCCACATGAGCGGAGTCAGTAGGTCGCCCACATGCTCCACGGGGGGCGGCTCAGGGAGTCCCTCGAACGCTTTGAGGGCATCCTCGGCTCGACGCCTGAACAGCATGACGATGCCGCGCAGGATGCTGTAGAACAGGGCCTCACTCACCCTTAGGGTCCCCCTCCGTGTCCTCGGGGGCCTCAGGCGCCTCGGGCATATCCAGGCCAGCGTCGGCATCCATCTTGTCCCCGCGGGCCTTCTCGCGGCGCAGCTGCTCGGGGGTGAGGTGCAGGAACTCTCGGGCTGTCTCATCGCCGATGATGCCCTGGCTGTGCGCCTGGAGGGCATTCGCCATCTGTGCCGAGGTGGAGGGGGCGGCAGCGTCGCGCCACGTCACCTCCAGGGCCTCAAGCCCGCCCAGGGACATGCCGTTCGCCTGGGCGACGATCCGGCCGACACGCTCCAGGGCGTCACTGAACTGGCGCTGCTTGTTCTCCGCTCGAGCGATGAGGCGGTCCTTCGCCACGCGCAGCGCCTCGGCCGACGTCGGGTTGTTGTCCGACGAGACACCCATCATCGACGGGGGGATACCGGTCATGGCGGACAGCTGGAGAGCGTAGGAGCGGTACGTGTTGATGAACGGGTCCAGTGCCATGCCGGTAAGCTGCTTCACGTCACCACCGGAAGGGATGGCGATCAGGTTCCCCATGTACGCCTGCATCTTCTCGGGATACTGGTCGATCATGGCGGAAGCACCGTCACCCACGACCGCACGCAGCGGGGATGAGGCAACCTCCTGCGCCACCTGCAGGTTCGTGAGCGTGCGGGACGCGGCGTCAATGACTGAGGTGAGCTCACGCAGGTCAGAGCGCCCATACTTGTCGGACAGTCGCGCCCTGTTGAACATGGGGACGATGGATGCCCCCCACTGGTCCTGGCGCCCCTGGCCGACGCTCTTCCAGTCGTACTTGCCCTTCACATAGAACTCCACGCCCTCGGGCGTGTAGTAGGTGGCCCCCACGTTCCCGTCGTCACGGCGGTACAGGACCACGCCCTCCACGACCTCGCCACGGAAGTTGATCCGAACACTAGCGTGCTTGGCGTCCACTGCGCGAATAGACGCGAACTCGTGTTCGTCATCCGGGGGTGCGATCACCCAGTAGGCGGCGCCAGCACTGATCGCCTCGGCGGCAGCAAGGTTGAACTGGGAGTCCATGTCGTTCGCCTGCCATGTCTTCCGTAGCAGCTCGACCACGCCCGCCTTGTCGTCATCGGCGACGCGGTACCCGTCAGGGATGAGAATCTCGGTGAGGACGTCCACTGCCATCTTGGCGAACGGGGCCTGAATCTCCAGGACGCGCGCCTTCGCGGGGAGGCTGATGCCCACCGCGTCGAGACGTCGCTTACCCTCGTAGTAGCCCTCATAGGTGATGGGCCGGTAGGTGCCCGACGCGAACTTGGCGATCATCTTCTGGAAGCTCACATGAACACCTTCCACTCGCCTCGCGGAGCAGTCAGGTCCGCCCACTCCTTCGAGTTCTTCACATGTCTATACAGCATTCTAGCGCCGATCATGCACACAGCCAAATCGATCTTCTTAGACGACTTCGGGGACTCCTTCTTCACCGACCAGCGCCCCTTGAACTCATTCACACGGCAATTCGACACATGCTCGCCGAGCGCAGAGTCTCCATCATGGGTGAACGTCTGCTGCTGAATCTCCGTGAACGCCGTCTCCGCCGCCTCAGCGAACTGGTATGCGTGCGAGCGCATATCCCACGCGATCGGAGACGCAGACATGCCTCCACGCACAGCCGGGACAATCAGGCGGTCACCGAAGTCCTCAGGCCACGCGGTGCGCGTGAATGACTCCCACTCGCGCACGTCAGCCCAGAATGCGACCACGTTGTAGGTGTCGAACGCCTTCCTGACCCCCGCATCAACGGCAGCCACATTCACCACCCCGAGCGGCTTCTCGGGCTTCCAGTGACCGATCTTGAAGATGTGACCATCCTCCATGCAGCACCCCACGAGGGCGGTATGGTCATTGGACTTAGAGCCATCGAAGAACATGACGATCCGCTCCCCAGGCTCCACCTTCCGGTCAGGCTTGCGGAGCTGCGTCCACTCCTCCAACGTGATCCAGGACGCCTCAGCGGCGTTCGGGCGATTCAGGAAGAAGCGGATCGACCGAGACTCAGGGTACTCCGGTGACCAAATCTGCTCCTTAATCGACTCCAGATTCACCCACGGACAGTCCTCATACACGTACTTGAGGGCCTCCGTGAGACCAACCTGCCCCTCCTCGGGCTCATCCGTCAGAACAGTATTCGGGGGCGCGATACGCGCATCGTAGAGCACCTTCGTCTTACCCCTAGTGAGACCATCCTCCTGGTCGCACCACGCCTCAAAGATCGCCTCAGCTGAGGACTGCTCGCCCGGCACCCACGCGTTGCAGGTCCCCATGAAACGGCCACCCATCTTCGCCGCGTTCTGCTGGATGGTCTGCAACATGGCCGGACCGCCCTGTGCGGGAAGCCAGTGCTCCAGCTCATCGCCCACAACGAAGGACACCTCGCCACCCTCCATGGAGTGCGCAGAAGATGTCATCTGCTGGAGCTTCCCGCCGCCTGGCGTCTCGATGAACGTCTTCGCCACCTCGAGGTCGTATTTACGGGCGAGCGAGCCCTTCTTCTGACAGAACGCCCTGACCATGCGGATGGTATTCTGGGTCTGGGCCTCCGACGTGGCTACGATCTGCACGAGCGGCATACTCATGGGCTTCACCCGCACCCCAAACGGCTCATGGCGGTCGAAGCCGTCGAAGCGGCATGGGCCGAGAAGCTCAAATAGGCACAGGGCGGCCGCGAACGGAGAGTTATGGGTCACCACCATGGTCTCGCCAACCAGGTAGAGGCCATCCTCAGCCGCCACAGAGATGCATCGAGCATCCACGGGGGCCACCTGTCGCACATCCTTGATGACGCGAGGAATAGGCTTCCTGCGCTGCTCTTGCACACGCTCCGCCCTGCGGGGCAGGGTCACGAGGTTCTGGTGCTTGTAGGGCTTGAACGTCAGCCTGTAGCGAGGGCCCGTAACGCGCCCGTATAGCTTCGCCTCCGACTCGCGCACGTTGACCTTCACACCCATTGAGCGCAGAAGGAACGCCATGCCGTCGGCGATCTGCTTGCGCACCTGGCAGTACTCAGCAGAGCCCTTCTTGTCCACATAGCCATCGGAATCCATGAGGCCCTGAATCAGGGCGCGACGCTGCTCCACAGAGGAGTACAGGTAGGCGTCCGGGATGTGCTTTTCGTTCAGCACCCCAGCCTTTCGAAGGTCCCCTACGAGGCCAAGGATGCTGAACTTACGACCACGACCCCCTCCCTTCTTCTCCCACATACCGCCAACGTCATAGCCGGCTGCACGCAGGCGCTCACGAACGTGAGGAATATCGTCAACGTCAGCGGTAGCTTCTCCATGCCCCGTAGTGCCATCGCCGAGCCAGTAGCCAAGCACCCATGGATCGACAGGCAGGTCTCGCTCGGGGAACTCCAGGGGCTCGGTCTCGGGGAGGGCAAACTTGCCAACGCCCGCCTTGGTGGCCTTCGTTGAACCCTTCGTGAGCGGACGATCAAAGACGAGACCCTCGCGGGCCATGGTGCGCACGTCAAGGGTGCGACGAACTCGCTTCGACTTCCCGACAAACTCCTCAACGGTGAACAGGTGCTCGCCAGTGAAGGTCTCCACGGTCCCGTCGGAGAGTTCGACCTCCCATGTGTCCCACTGGTCGATGGGATGAGTTTTCGTGACCATGGTGGGCTTACCAGAGGGATGGAACACGTAGTCGCCCGGGCGAAGGTCGCCGAACTTCCTCCATCCACCAGGGGTGAGAATGGGTGTGAGCAAGCTTACAGCTTTACCTGAACCCTTGCTTAACCTTCTAATTCCCTGCCTATACACAAAGGAACCCTTATGGGTCAGGGCGTAGAAGTGAGCCAGGAACTCGATCTGCCGGTCCGTAGGTATGAACGGCTGACCAGCGCGCGGCCCGTTAGGCTGGACAAGGTTGTCCACCATCCAGGCAGCGGCATGGTACCCGAGCGTCCGCTCAGGCAGCTGAAGGGGGAGCGTGTCGGTTCGCTCCCGGGGTGCAGGGGGCGCCTCGGTCACTTCGCGGCCCGCGCCTTCGCCCACGCCTGAAGCGCAACCACGCCAGCCGACTCAGCCTCAGACTCATCCACGCGGTTAATCTCGATCTGCACGCGCCGCCGATCGCCCTCGGTGAGTAGGAGGCTGGTGAGCATCGTGTTCACGGCCGCCAGCATCGTGGGTGAGCGCCGCTCTTGCATCTTGTAGTTCGACAGGTCATCACAGGCGGAGTAGAGGACAATCCAGTCCGACGGCTCGTAGTAGCGGGTGAACGTGGACTGCTCCACGGCCTTCCATAGCTTCTTCGCAATCGGATGCCAGTCAGGATCGGGCTTAGGGGGCTTGACCTTCTCGGCAACCACATTCACCGGCTCCACGCCACCATCGAGCTTCCTCGCCTGCGTAGTGCGGTGCCCCTCAGTGCTGCGCTTCGGGATCGGTCCCTTAACTCCCATCGTTGTCTCCTACAAGTATCCGGGGTGCTTGCTCTTCGGCCTGGGGCCCCGAGCTTTATTGCCTCGATTGTAGCGTCTCTTTCGCGCTTCAACGGACTGCTGCTGTGTCCTGGCCATGTGGCAGCGCTGGCACAGGCTCCTCAGGTTATCTGGGACGTGCGGGCCGTCAGGGAAGATGTGGTCCACCTGATTCGCCCTAGCACCACAGAACACGCAGACACCGCCGTCCCTTTTGAGGACCATTCGCCTGATCTTCTCCCAGTCCTTAGGGAGCTCCTTACGGCGCCTCGACTGCCTACTCCACGCCATTAACTCGAACCTGCTCAATCTGGGCCAGCATGTGGAAGCCAGCCAGCTCACCAACAAGGGTGGTAATCGCATTCTCTGCGTCGTTGCGAGCCACAATGTACGCGTCCCACGCATTATCAATGAATGGGTCACCGAGCTCGAACGCCTCGCAGTCCTGGACCTCCATCCAAGCCTGCTTGAGTGTCTCAAGCTTCACGCGGAAGTCGTCGACAGTCACTTCTCAACCTCCAGCGTCACGTGAGAGTCCAGCCCGTACCTGTCCGTAATGAGCCCCTCCAGGTACTCCTCCAGCGCCTCCTGCGCCTCCTGGACGCGAATAACAGCCTCATCCTGTTCCGCATCCCGCCGGTGAGGCGGAACATCATGTGCGCCACACTGGTCGGCATCATTGACCGCATCCACCAACTCATCAGCAGCACAGTCAACAGCAGCCAAGACGGCCTTCTCATGCACGCTCACAGCCGCGTCAACGAAGCTCATCGCACATCCCCCGGGTACATCATGGACACGCCCTCATTCGAAGGCGACCCCTCGCGGACGTCGAAGAAGAAGGCAGGCTTGGCGGCATTACCCATGAAGTGGGCATACTCAATCCACAGGAAGTCGCCCGGATACACACAGAAGTCCGGCTGCCCCTCATTCTTGAACACCCACGTCCCCTCGTCGGTGCGCTCGGGGTGTCGGTCACAGAGGATCACATCAACGTCAGGGTTACTCTCGTCACCGTAGACAATGAGGTAAAGCACACTAATTCCTTTCACCAAATGTTGGATCGCTTATTGGACGGAAGCGGGCAGGGTTCAATACAGGGGTGCCCCATCTCGGCCAACTCCCTGACAGTCGGATATGTCTTCCGAGCCTCTTTCGCGCACATTGAGCACTTCCCAAGCCCTGAATAGGGGCGCGTACCCGGCCACTCCTTCACCGACGAGCGAGGCGGCCGCATCCTGTGACCGCACGACGAGCACTTGTGCACGACCGTCCAGTCGATGAGCGCCTTGGGAGTGCAGCCACGCAGCAGCTCCCGATAGCAGGGGTTGCAGGTTCCACGGCCGCCGTAGGGCTTAGTGCCGGGGTACTCCTTCGCCGTGGTGCGCGGGGGCCGGTACGGCTCGCCGCAGTGAGTGCACTTCGGGAACGTCCGCTCTTCGAGGTTCGATGCCATCAGGTTTCCTTTCGTTAGCTGACCAGCACAGTCTACCACTCCTGGGCCCTTGCGTCAAAAGGCGAGGCCCGCCGGGCATACGGAGAAGGAAAGGAAACTTCACTCCGACCCATCCGGCGGGCCTCTATCAGCACGACCATCCTACATGCGTCGACACACCCCACGCAACCCTCCGGGAATCCCGGACAGTTCACCACCAGAACCCCCGAAGCCGCGTAAGCCAACCTGAGGGCCTTTCGCCGCCCCGCCCAGGCAGCACACGCAGGCGCCCCCGTTCGGCCGTCCATGAGGCTTACAGACATCTTCCCGGGGCGTGTGCGGGCCGCCCGCCGCCCGGCCGCCGCGGCGCAGCTCTCTCTGGCGAGTGTCAACCAACTCGAGACGATCCGCTCACTCAACCAACAACCCAACCCTTAGTTGGCATCACAGCAAGGAAGCCTGATGAGGTCACGTTCCGACTCGGTACAGCAAGGAAGGGCAAGGGCGGGATGAGTAGTCAGGCAGTTGATCCTCGAAGCTCACCAGAGGATCACTACAGGAGGTTGACCGTCTCGGAACGTTCAGAGACGACCAGGCGACCGAGTACCAACTAGAGCCAGGAGGAGAACGAGAGAGCTGGCCATCCCCTCGTCCTTGCTCTCGTGGACCAACTGGGCCGCAGCCCAGGGCAACGACCAAGGACCAACGGTCCGACGGTCGGAGCGAAGCGAAGATCACGGCATCGCGCGCACGCGCGACTAAAAGTTCTCTTAGAGGGTTCTACTTAATGGGTTAGTTGGCACTCTCGTGCAGAGATGTCTGCACTCTCGTGCAGAGATGTCTGCACTCTCGTGCAGGATGAAGGGCGGGGGTTGACGCCATAGATTTTCTGGGTTAAGGTGTTCTCATGAGACACAACGACCCACTCCGCTCAGTCATCTCACACCCAATCGCCATGCCTGCCACTCCACTGACCCTCAAAGGGCTCACCTACCAGGTTGGCGACGCCTTTAGGAACAGTCGGCACTTCGACCTTCAGCTGCAAGGCAACGACTACCCCGTCGTCCCCTGGGTGGCCCTCTCAAACCTGTCCACGCAGTATGAGAACCTCTACTGGGCAGCGCTAGTCGCACCACTGCGCAACTCGCGTCCCGGCAAGCACGAAGGTTGCACCTACAAGCCAGCATGGGATGGAGACCGCATCATAGGAGTGTCGGCCCGCATCTCCTCCCGCCTGTCCGTCACAGCTGGCGTGGGCACGCGCCGGAACTCAAAACTCATCCAGTATGGGCTCATCTCCACGCGCGGCAAGGGCTCTTCCTATGAGGTCACTTTCCTGGCGAAGCACCCCGACCTCGCCGAGGCAGTCATCACTGGCTTCAAGTACACCGCCGCCTGCGCCAACGAGGAGTGGCCAGAGGAGATGGGGGAGCGTTACATCTCCTCCGCACGCGAGGTAGACGAGCGCGAATGCCGCCGCCTACTGGCCGAAGCAAACGAGGAGTGCAGGCAGGCAGCCAAAGCCTTCGGCGTCACCGAGTAAAAGAGCGGGGGCGCCAGCTCATGCTAGACTGGCGCCCCCTAGAGAACACAGAAGGAATCATATCATGCGCAACTACGAATCGGAAGCCGCCGCACTCCGCGGCCTGAAGCCCAGCGCTAAAGTCCTAGCCCTAGTGCTCGCGGCCCGCATGAACGACAGGAACGATGACTGGCCCGGGCGCCCCGTCTGCTGGCCCGGCCTCGACACTCTTGCCGAAGACACCGACCTCAAAGAGCGAGCCGTCCGGTATGCCATCGACGAACTAGTCGAAGCCAAGGTGATCCGCGTTTACAAGGAGCGCAAACCCGGAACTCGCTGGTGCCACAACGTCTACGAGTGGACCGCCCCCCTGTCCCCAAACTACCACCCCGACTGGATGAAGCGCCCCGACACACAGAAGGAGGCCGTCGGCGCCCGCCTCAGCGAAGAGGGGTGGGAGTACTGCGAGCAGAACCAGATCGGCCCGCTCGCCGTCGCCGCAGAGCACCCCGGGTTCATCCTCCCCGCTGAACAGCCCACCCTCATTGATGTCACCCCCCCTGAGGATGACGGCCAGCTCCCCATCAACACCGGAGGGCCAGTTACCAAACCGCGCAAGAAGATCACCAAGGCTGCGCGCAAGACCACCATCCCTGAAGACTGGACCCCAAACGAGAAGTGTCTCACCTACGCCCACGAGCACTACCCCTCCATGCCCGTTAGCATCGAGGTAGAGAAGTTCCGTGACTACCACCTCGCCAAGGGTGGCAAGTACTCCAACTGGGATGCCGCGTGGCGCAGCTGGTGCCGCAATGGCAACGGGTTCGCTAATGGCGCATGGGCTCAGCAGCCCGCCCTTACGCAGGGTGCACAGATCGCCCAGCAGGCGAGCAACAGCAGCGAGCCCACCGAGGATGACTTCGGGTACGCCTGCCTCGACATGGGCATCGACCCCAATCTCTACATCAACTACTGGAAGCCCTACATGGGACTCCCTAGCGATCCGGGCTGGCCTGAGTGGGCCGCGAAGATCGACCGCTTCTGCGGGCGCTCCTGACAGCCTGATTGGGGGAGCCCGCGTTGTGGCCGCCCCCAATTGGCTTGACAACCCAAGACATGTCACCTGCACTAAACCCATCAGCACAACCGAAAGGAACCGAACATGGACCACCAATCCCGCCTGGACGACATCCAGCACATCCTCCACTGCATTGCAGACGAAGACACCCCAATCCAGTACGACAGTGACCCGACAACCAACCTCATCACCGTCGCAGAAGCAGTAGCCACCCCTGCTGGGACATCCAGTCAGCAGCACAATTCAGCACCTCCCCACACCCCGACAGCATCTGCGCGCAAAACATCTACGAAGAGGCAAACAAGATCGCCGCAATTCAAAGGCTCTCCTCCTACCTCCCCATGACGGCGGCAGATGAATCCGAATGATCCACTAGTACCGAAGATCGAATTTGGTGAAGTCGGAGATGACAACAGGGTCACAGTGACCATCGACCTAGTTTCACTCTCCAGCACCTACGACGTACCGTAACCACCCACGGGGGCCTCCAGCACCAGGAGGCCCCCACCACCTCCACCACAGGCACATGAACACCGAAACCACAATCATCGACCTCGCCCTCAGCGGAGACCCCACAGTCCTCCTCGACCTCGACAACATCCACCCCCACCACTTCGCAGACACCCGCAACGCCGCCATCTGGCGCCTCATCGAAGACCACAAGGCCAAAAACCCCGGCCAAGGAATCACCCGGGAACTCATCTTCGACAAACTCCCATCCATCACCGAGGCCCACGTCACCCCCGACTACCTCCTCGACATCATGGACCTCACCCTCATCTCACACCGAGGACTCGCAGGCGTCTACGCCAACAAACTCATCGACGACAACGCACGCCGCCACCTCGCAGACGCCTGCACTAGAGGCCTCCAAATCATCGAAGCAGGCGGAGACCCCAGCGACGCAGAAGCCAGCATCCGCGAACTCCTCAACCAAGTCAGCACCGGCAGCACCACCCTCGTCAACAACGACACCTGCCTCACCCAAATCATCGACTTCACCACCAAATCCATCCCCTTCACCCCCACCCCATGGCCTGACCTCAACCAGATCATCGGAGGGTGGAAACCCGGCGGCCTCTACGTCATCGCAGCCAGGCCGGGAGTCGGGAAAACCTTGGCCGCACTCCAAGCCGCCACCGAGCTCGCCGACACCGGCCACGTCTACTTCGCGTCACTCGAAATGGCAGGCCGCGAACTCTGGTCACGCATCATGTCCAACATCGCCAACGTCCCCGGCGACGCAGTAACCCGCCGCCGCCACCCCACCCCCGACGAACAAGCCCGCATGACCGCAGCAGCCCCCCACCTCCGCCAACTCCCCATCCACTTCGACGACCGAGCCAACCTCACCATCGGAGACTTCATAGCCACCACACGCCTCCTCCACCGCCAACACGGCCTCACCGCAGCCTTCATCGACTACATCGGCCTCATCAACGCCGCCCCCGGCGACCGCCGCGCACGCTGGGAGCTCATCGGCGAGTACACGCGCACCCTCAAGAACCTCGCCAAAGACCTCCAGATCCCCGTCTTCGCCATCGCCCAGCTAGGCCGCGCCGCAGAACAGACCCCCGGCGGAGAACTCCAGCTCTCCCACCTCAGGGAGTCAGGCAACATCGAGCAGGACGCCAACGTCGTCCTCCTCCTCTCCTGCCCCCACGAGAACGGCGTCACCGACTGGACCCGAGCCGACATCCACGTCGCCAAAAACAGGGAAGGCCGCACCGGCCACGTCCTCCTCGAACGCGAAGGCGACTACAGTCGACTCAACCACCTCGGCTGGACACCCACCAGGGCTTGACAGCCACGTCCCACCCTGTCTACAGTAGGTGCATCAGCAAACGAGAAGCCCCCAGGATTCCACCCCAGGGGCCACTCACAGAAGAAACAAGAACAGGAACGAAGCTAATTTGTTCTTGCACAGAAAGGATACACCATGGCAAGCCAACCCGTCCACCCCCACACCCCCGACGCCATCACCCTACGAGAAGCCGAAGCACTCACCGGCATCAACTACCAAACCATCCACGACGCCGCCATCGCAGGACACATCAAATGGGGCCGCTACGACGTAGCACCCACCTTCCGAGTCAGCCAACGCGACACCATCAAATGGGCCGCAAGCAGGAAGAAGTGAAATGAGCACCCATTACCCCACATCATGCGCGCAATGCGGAACCGAGTTTACGTCCCGACAACCCAACACCAAATACTGCACCTCAACATGCAGGGACAGAGCTAAGTATGTCAGAACAAAAAAGCAGACCACAGCCCACACTCAAAAGCAATGCGCAGGGTGCGGTAAAACATTCACACCCCACCACAAACTCGCCGCGTACTGCACAAAGAAATGCAGCAACGCATCCGCACAAAGGAGACGCAGGCAGCGCCGCCGCCAAGATGAAGGGGCGCCCAATAAAACCTGCATAATATGCAGCACCCAATTGACCGCAAACGCCCGTGCGGTCAAGTACTGCTCCAGTGAATGCAGGAGGGAAGGTAAACGCAAGGCCGACAGAGAATTCATGCGCAAATGGCGTCAAGAAAACCCACAACTAAATGCCGAGCGGCGCAAACGAGAAGACCCCAAACTCCGCCTCCAACGCACGCTCCGCTGGCGCGAACAACACCCCGAACAGGCGAAAGAGTGGGCTAGAGCCCACCGGCAAGCGAACAGGGAATCCGAAGCTGCACGCCAACGCAGATGGCGGCAATCGCCTTACGGGAAAGTTGCATACAGAGAAGCCAACCGAAAATGGGCGCTACGCCACCCCGAGTCAGCGGGAGAAGTCCGAGCGCGCAGAGCTAGAGCGGAAGCCGAAGGCAACGCCACCCCGGACCTCATCCAAGCCAAATGGGAGGCCAGCAGCAGAACCTGCTGTCTCTGCGGAGAATCCATCAATCCAGACCTCAAGTCACCCGACCCTATGTCGCTGACAGTGGAACACAAAGTCCCGATCGCGCGAGGAGGGCGACACGACATAGACAACATCGACTTCGCCCATCGCGTCTGCAACAGCAGCAAGGGCGCTCGAACCACAGAGGAGTACATGGAGCGACGGAAGCTCGCCAGCTAGGCCACCTCAACCCCCTCGCAGCCACACAACAAGGTTACGAGGGGGTAACTTCACTTCTCAAACCCGCTCAGGATGCGGGCGCCA